AGAATGTTTAATGAAACCATTAGAAGGCAAAAATTTAGTGAAAGTAGGCGAAATAACGCTAAATCACCTAAAAAAGAAAGCACTAGCGAAGCATATGCTAAGCATATGGAAACTGAAACTGAAAATATAACTATAACTATAAATGAAAATATAAATATAGATTTTGAATGGTTTTGGAATGATTATGATAAAAAGGTAGGGGATAAGCAAAAGTTAAAAAAGAAGTGGAATAAATTAACCGATATAGAAAGGCAAAATGCAATGAATTATATTGACCTTTACAAGCAATCAGTACCAGATAAACAATTCCGCAAAAACCCAGAAACCTTTTTAAACAACAAATCTTGGAATGATGAAATTATTAACCGAAATATTACCCCAATCCATAAACTCTCTTACGCAGAACGAGAGGCTAATGCACTTAGAAGTTTATAACAAACTTGAACCAGATGAATTAAAGGTTGTGGTTGCTTTAGATACAATGAGTGTTAGCAGATGCTCACCTATTGAGGTAAAAGAGCATTTAAAAACCTGTATTGCTTTAAGCGGATGTCAAACACCTACAATAGAGTTATTTCAATTTTTATGCGAATTTGTTATTAAGAATTATGGCAACTTTAAACTAAAAGAATTAGGAGTAGCTTTTGAACTTTACGCAATGGGAAAATTATCAGTTGACAAAGCGATTATGTTTACCCCTAAATTCTTTGGGGATGTGATGGCAGCTTATAAACCGATAGCTTTGCAAGTAAGACAAAAGACTTATGTAGAACCGCAACCAGTAGAGATACCTAAAATCCAAGATGATGAAATAATTGAGGCATTGTACGAAAATTGGGATAAGTCTGCTAAAAGAGGCTGGGAGTTGCTAAATACAATGGCTTTTGATGTACTATGGAAACGAAAAGAATTAAACAAGGAAAATCTAAGTCCAGAGAAAGCAGATCAAATAAAGAAAAAGATAATAGCACATTACAAGGTAACGGCTAAAACACCTAAAGACTTAGAGAAATTAAATAACGAAATATTTATCAAAAACGAGTGCAAACGTTACACTTTGTACCTATTTTTACAAAACCAATTATGAAACAATTAACATTTATTTACGAATTACTAAAGTTTATGCTGATTAGCGTTCCTTTAGCATCTTTAATTTATATAACCGCACATCTATATTTTGAAATAAAAAGATTATGCTTAAAATATTTATAACCATAGCTATTTGGGAATTATTTAAAGTATTGTATTACAAACTAATAAACAAATGACAGGAATTGACAACAACATTGAAGTAAGACTGATTTACTTAGATACAAAAGAGGAGATAGAATTTAGATCAATAGCAAAAGCAGTTAGGTTTTTACATACTGATTACAAGACGATTATGACCTATATGAACCCAATAAACAAAAAACGCTACAAGCATAACGATAGATTATGTGTTGTGCGACTAAAAAAGTAACTATGTTTAAAAAATACCAAAAGTTAATAGTTAACATACCTCTTTCAAGTATAGAGATGAAAGTATATTTTTTAGCTGATTATATAGGCTATTCAAGATATAGCAATGCCAATCCAATAACTTTTATAATTTGTCAAGAATTAGATACTAATACAGTATACCACATAGAAGCATCGGATATAGTTGGTATTATAGATGGAGTTATATAATTTTGCATAATGCCATTAATACCTTTACCCAAGTTGTTAGAAAAGACCCAAAAGGTAGTTAATGCTTATATAAGAAAGCGAGATGAAGGATTGCCTTGTATTAGTTGTGGAAGCTACAATGGGAATCAAGCTGGACATTACTTTACAGTTAAAGGGTATTCGGCTTTAAGGTTTAACGAATGGAATATCCACTTGCAATGTGCTGGATGTAATATGTTCAAGCACGGCAACCAAGCAATGTATAGGATTGGCTTAGTAAAAAGGATTGGAGAAAAAGCGGTGAAAGAGTTGGAATTTGAGGCGGTTAATAACAGGGTTAAAAAATGGACAAGAACAGAATTAATAGAACTAATTGATAGATACAAGTAACATATTTAAAACTTGCAAAGAGCAAGAAATAGCTGGTTATCCTTGCTATGTTTTTGACATTGATGGAACTACGCATTATGTATTTGGCGAAACCCAAGAACAAAGATTTGATTTTATGGCAGATTTAATAAATAAATATGGCGAAAGTAAGCAGCAATAACAAAGTCAGTTTTGGCAAAAGAAAGTGTGGCAAGTACAAAAAGACATCTGGTCCAAAGGACAAGTCAGTTAAACCATATAATAGACAAGGGCGATGAAAAATACTTTAAGTAAAAGACTTTACACCTGCAAGTGCAAATCCATAGTTGAAGGATATGCGTGGGAAAATGAACTAAATACAATACAATTTAAGTGCAATAAGTGTGGCAACTTTGTAGGCTTTGAGCAACTAAAAAAGAAAGTAATTGTGCAAATGCCATCAATACGAACACCAACAAAAAACCGATAAATGAACATCAACGAAATTAAACCAAACCCAAGCAATCCAAGAATTATTAAGGATGACAAGTTTAAAAAGCTGGTTAAGTCAATCCAAGACTTCCCACAAATGCTTGAACTTAGACCTATTGTAATAGATGAAAATAATATTGTTTTAGGTGGAAATATGAGGCTTAAGGCTTGTATTGAAGCTGGACTTAAAGATGTTCCTGTAAAACAAGCTAAAGAACTAACTGAAGATCAAAAGAAAGAATTTATTGTAAAAGACAACGTAGGGTATGGCGATTGGGATTGGGATGACTTAGCAAACAATTGGGATGAGCAATTACTTACCGAATGGGGATTAGATATACCAAACTTTGATTCTGGTGGATTTGCAGATCAAAATAAAGAATTAAGCCTTGATGATGTAAGTGATTCAATGAGTATAACTTTAAAGTATACAGAAGATGAATATCATTTAGTAAAAGAACAATTACATAAAATAGCAGCTACACCAGAACAAGCTATTTGGAAACTTTTAGGCAATGATTAAGTACGAATATAATGACCATAAATTCCCTTACAATTGGAATTTATCAGATGGTTACCCTGCAAAAGGAATAGAAAAACATAATTTAAAGGTATTTGGTACGTTTATTTGTGGAGGCGGTTCTACAATGGGGTATAAATTAGCTGGATATAACCACATTGGTGGAGTTGAAATAGACCCACAAGTAGCTGATATTTATAAAACAAACCACAATCCAAAGCACTTTTATAATGAAGATATTAGGTTATTTAATAAAAGAACTGATTTACCGGATGAACTGTATAATCTTGATTTATTAGATGGCAGTCCACCTTGTTCTACATTTTCAATGGCTGGGAGTAGAGAAAAGGCTTGGGGTAAAGAAAAGCAATTTAGGGAAGGGCAAGCTGTTCAAACATTAGATGATCTTGTATTTGAATATTGTAATACAATTATAAAGCTACAACCTAAAGTATTTTTATTAGAAAATGTAAAGGGTATTATCTTAGGAAATGCTAAGGCTTATTCTAAAAAGATTATACAAACAATGGAACAAGCTGGATATAAAGTACAAATATTCCTTTTAAATGGTGCTTCAATGGGTGTTCCACAAAGGAGAGAAAGAGTATTTTTTATAGGGCATAAGAAAGAACTAAACTTTAAACCTTTAAGATTAGACTTTAACGAAAAACCGGTATTATATAAGGAAATTGAAGATGGATTAGTAGGTAAACCTATAACAGGAGAATCTTTAAGATTATGGGAAAAATGCCCTGAAGGATATAGTTTAGCCAAAGTACATGAAAAAGGACATTATTTTGGTTCATTTAAGATAAGTCCTAATATAGTTTGTAATACAATAATTGCAACTGATTCAAGTCCAATATTCCATTATAATAAACCAAACTCTATTTCAAATAGTGATTTTTGTAAGATAGGAACTTATCCTTTAGATTATAACTTTAAAGAATTAAGACCTAAATATTTAATAGGAATGAGTGTTCCACCAGTAATGACTGCTCAAATTGCACATCAAATTTGGTTGCAATGGTTTAAAAGTTAACTTTGCAATAATTAGAGAATATTAAGAAAATATGGCAAACGAACATAATTTGATACCAGCACAGAAGGGGGAAGTAAGAAACCCAAAGGGAAGGGGTAAGGGTGTGCCTAATAGCAAGACAAGACTTTTACGTTTATTGGAGTTGGTTACTAAAGTACGCAATCCAGTAACAGGCGAAGATGAGGAATTTACAATAGCGGAGCAATTAGATATGCAGATTATAGCAAAGGCGAGAAAGGGCGATTTAAAGGCTTACGAAATCCTTTTGGATAGATTAGAGGGCAGACCTAAACAAACAACCGACATAACCGCTGACATAAAGGGTAATGTGCAAATCACAATAGAACCAGATGCAGATTGTCAACCAATTAAAGATTAAGGCTACACCTGTCTTTTATGCCAATAAAAAGGCTTACGAGGAAGGTTATCCTATAATATGCAATGAAGGTGGGTCAAGATCAAGTAAAAGCTATTCGGTTGTTCAGTTGCTAATCCATATAGCTTTAACCAAGCCTAATACAAGAATTTCGTGCGTTTCTCATTCCTTACCACATATCAAGCGTGGAGTTTATAGGGATTTCAAAAACATATTAGAGCAATGGAATATTTGGGATGAAAAAGATTTTAGGTACACGGATTTCATTTATACGTTTAAGAACGGCTCTTATATTGAGTTATTTGGATTAGAAGACCCTGACAAAGCAAAAGGACCAGCAAGGGATATACTATTTGTAAACGAGGCAAACCTAATTAGCAAGGCTTTGTTTGACCAGCTTTTGATTCGTACAACAGGACAAT